CTTTCCACTTTCATTTATCTGCCTAAGCAAAGGTAGGTTATCTTGTGTTGCCTGCTTATTGACAACAAACTCGCCAGGAGTGAGCATGGCTGGTACTGTGTCTGTATTTCCTGAGCCTGGAATTGTTCCACCACGATTTCTTCTAATTGCCCCCCTTGTTGCTACCGCCCCCATTGCTCCCGCACCAACACCAAATACCAATTTATTTTGTGCTGCTACTTCACGCATTTGCTGAGTTAAAATCTCATAGGCATATGCTAGTTCCATTACTGCTGCCTGTGCGGTTTCACTAGCACCTACTTGTTCAAGGAGTGCCGTATTTACCGCTTCAGTTGACCCTGCAAGTTGTTGTGCAGAATTTGCAGCATCAATTTCTGCAAGGCTCATGTATTTAGTAGATTGGCTTAGTGCATCAAATGCCCCCTTAATTCCTCCAGACAGGAATCCTCTAAATGCCGTTCCAATTGCGCTGCCAAATTTAACCAAAGTTCCAATCAAGTTTACTAACAAACCTAAGAACATTGTTCCAGCAGGTATTACGATGCCAACTATTGCTGTAGCAATACCTATAAATGTTTTTGCACCATCTGGAAGATTGTTAAACGCATCTGCTATTTTTGCAAGAAAATTAATGACTGGTATAGCCATTTTAGTAAACATTTCACCTATTGGAGCAATCGCAAGCTTTAATTGTTCCATTGCGGCAACAAACTTTGTGCCCACTGCTTCTTCAATAGCACCAAGCTCTTTTTCTGCAGAGGCAGCCATTTCTGCTGCAGACATAGCAGAAATTTCCATTACTCTAGCAGCCTGGGTTCCTTCTTTATTAATATTATCAAATAGTGCTGCAAGTCTTGCATACTGGAATTTTCCAAACAATTCCTCAATTGCCTGTTGTCTACCAAATTGATCAAGCGTGTCTAGTGCTGCTGCAAGTGATTGGACGGTTCCCATAAGGTCGCCCTTATTTGCTTGAATAATAGTGTCAATGGAAATGCCCATCTCTGCTAATCTTTCTTTGGCCTTTTCTGTGGGGTTAATTAAAGATGCAAGACCCGATTTGAGAGCCATTGAGCCTTGAGCAGCACTAACGCCGCCCTCTTGCATTGCTGCCAAAAATGTAGCCAGATCTCTAACATCTCCACCTAATCCCTTAATGACTGGTGCTACTCTTGGAATTGCTCCAGAAAGATCTTGTAGGGTGACAACAGTTTGGTTTTCAACCATGTTTAAGAAGTTGATTGAGTTTGCTAATTCATCACCAGAAAGCTTGAATGCATTTTGCAAAGAAATGGTGGTCTTTAATGCTTCATTTTGTTCCATCTGACCAAGGGTTGCGAGCCTTGTTGCCTGTGTTGTAGCATCAATTAATTCTGCATTTTGTGCACCCGCTGCTGCTGCTTCTGCGGCAAGTCCAACGGTGTCTTTTACGGCAATTCCATACTTGGTATATTCCTTGGCAAGTTCTTTAACAGCATTAAGATTTGCCTCCATCTCTTCTGGAGGTGTGAATGAATCTCCATATACCTTTTTAAAGTTTACTGCTTCTTTTTCAAGATCTCTAAATACTTTTCCTGCTACACCGCCAAAGATGGTTAGCGGTACAGTAAAACCAACCATGAGCTGGCGACCAGTCCATTGTGTGTTTTTACCAAAGTTAATCATAGAGGTTGTTGCTTGATTAAGCATTGCCCTATGAATAGCTAGTTTTTGTGCACTAACTACCGCCGCATTATTGAATGCCTGCAGAGGTCTAATTGCAATGGCATCTCGCATACCATTTGCTGCTGCTCCTGTGGCTACAAATTGAGTTTGTAATGCTTGTGCCCTTGTATTGGCAAGAGACATTACCTGTGCTGCAGCAAGGCCATTCTTTCTAAACTTGGCACCTAAAAATGTTCCTAAAGTTACCTGACCCTTTTTAAGAGTTGTGTCTAATGAAGCAGCAGCGGTTTGCATTCTTACTGTTTCAGCAGTAAAAAAGCGTGAAGCGTTAACAAGCTCAAGCATGTTTTGCGTAGAATTACGCATCGCTGTTGCTTGAACAGCAGAAGACTTGGTTAGGGTTGAATTAAATGCAGTTATTTGTGACTGCAGCTGTCTAAGCCCTGCAGCCGCTGCGCTGGTATTAATATCAATATTAATACGGGCATTTGCATCAGCCAATCTGTGTCACCTTCCCGTCACCATCAATTGTGACAGCATCTAGACCCATTCCGATACCAAAGCCTTTTCTTTTTGCATTTTTGCCTTGAAGAGACATAACGTCGTTAGGGTCAGTTGTTTTGCCCTTGCTATAAACTCGGGCTTGAATTTCTTCCCAGCTACTGCCTTTAGATTGAGCATTTGATTGGTCAAGGTCTACACCCTGGAGGGCTGCCAAAAATTTTCTATTTTCATAGTTCTCGTCGTTTTTAGCTTCAAGAACTGCTACTAGTTCTGGCATTGACAGGTTGTCCTCCAGTTCCTGGTAATCCTTCCAATGCCCCAGAAGGAATACCCGTGATTCTATTGCGGCGAGATCTAGCTCTGACCAGCTAGAGCCGCCGCTAGTGCGTTTGGGTCATTCAACTTGATCCCTGCTGCGACCTCAATAATCTTGTAAATAGTTGGCAGATCTACAACATCCTCTAGCTTTTCTTTGTCAGAATAATCTGAATTGTACTGCTTCATCGCAATTACAGCACAATCAAGAAGTAGATCCATAGACTTGATATTGTCAGCAGCGATATCCTCATCACCAATCTTCTGGAATTCGGTCATGAATTCTCGCAGAAGAGAGATTTTGAGTGGACGCATTGTAACATTTGTCCCATCAATTAATTCAACCTCTACTGTTTCGTAGACGCTAGTTGCCATTTATTCCTCCTAGAATATAATTAAATTATAGCATAGCAGGGGCTATTTTATCATAAATACACTAAGCCCCGCCACATTGAGTGGACGGGGCGAAGTGCTATTCAGTTTTGTATTTAATTATGGTCCAACAACGCGGTCTACGATCTTTCCGTAGGAGCCGTTATCTGCTGGTAGCAAGCGGAATGAAACCTCAAACATTGTAGGTTCATCACGCTTTGCTGAAGCAGTTACACTCTCAATTGAAAGTGCACGGTGAGCAACGTATACGCGCTCAACCTTGTCCGCGCCAGTAGCGTCTGGATCGCCTGAGCCTGGACCTACAGCGACCATAGCACGCTCCAGTGGTACCTCGCCAAGGTTGCCAGAATTAAGAACTAGTGTCTCTTCATCTGTACCTGAGCCAGTTAGGTCGGCATCAGCCGCTGCTGTTACAACTAGAAGATTCTCTAGTGTGCCTTCAGCAAGCGCGGTTACCATGTTGACCTGCATACCCTGCTTGTAGAGTCTTGCAACGTCAAGTAGCTGATCTACCTGAACTTCACCAAAGTCTGGCTGGAACTGAACCTCTAGACCATTCATTGTAAAGCCAACGTTACGCCAGTTAGCGGAAGCTCCTGCTCCTGCTAGTGTGTCTGCGTACTCTGTGCCTGCAACGAAATCTGGGATATCGTCGCCTGCAAGACCGTCGAATGAATACTCTGCTGGGCTTGTACCATCAATAAACTTTAGTGCACCACTCTTTGAAACAAAAAGCTGCGCTGCACCTACAATGATATTAGTTGAATTACCAAGAGTTGCCATATATTTCACCCCTTTATAGTTTTATTTTTGGCGTGGGGCGTTTCCTCATTTATATTATATCGTATGTTTTAAGCGTTGTAAATATCTGTTATGTGATAGTCATATTTAACTACTAAGTTTGCAGAATACATCTTATTTTGCCCCTGCTGTTCTGTTGTATTATAGACATAGTTTGTTTGACTAGCATTTATACAATGAAAGAATATTCTGGTATTTGATAAATATTCTCCTGCATACTCGTTTACATCCCTGGCAGCAACATCTTCGCGGTCAAGGACGTTGACCATAAAGTCTCTCCACTCAAAAATATCTGAAATATTTCCTTTTATTGAATACATCATCTGACCAGCTTTTACTGGAAAAAAGTATTTTCTTGCTGTTCTTGCTTTTGTAAAAGAATCGTATACGACATATGGCTTTCTTCCCCAGGCTGTGTCTCCTGCCTTTATGTCTGATATTGGAAAAAATGGGGTTAAATTTGAATAGTTGGCATATATAGAAGGCTTTGCTAATTCAAATTGCTTCCACATGTAACTGTTAAGTATTAATTCTGGGTAGCTCATAGATCTTCTCCTGGCGCATTTAGTACCCATTTAAGGGCAGTTGCTCTTCCTATACCTGCAGCATTTGGTGATTTAACTGCGGCCCCAAAGTTTGTAGAAAAGCCTTTTGGAGACTTAAAGTGATCGTAATATCTTATTGATCTTAAATAAACTTGCTCAAAATAGGAATCATAAAATTCTTCAAATGCGTTTACAAAAGATCCTCGCACAGCTTCTCCACCTGGATTTTCTATTACGATTGGTCCAGCGGTAAAAAACTCATCACCTTGGTACTGTATAAACATTGCTCTTGCTTCTACTGCTTGAACAGTAATTGGGATTCCTTCTTCCATTATTTCGGCCTTTGCATAAAATGGTTCTGAGCCGCCCTCTGGTATTGAATTAGATGAAACAAATTCTGAATCAATATTTACAGATTTTCCAGCTAGCCTTTTTTTTAATTCAACCAGTCTGCCTTCTGGATTGCCGACCTCTCCCCATTCATAAACATGGTGGAGCATTCCAGGATTTGTTCTGGCAAGAACATCTAGATAGTCATAAAATGCTTCTATGCTTGTGTCTGCAAGCCTGCTAGCAACAGTTTTTTCTTGCGCCCTTGTTTCCTTTATAAACCCTTCTGAGTAATCGACAATATTATCCAACATCTTCATTGCCTCTTTACCATCAAATTTTAAAGTATACATTATAGATCAACCTGCAAATCTGATCGGCGTAAAAGAATTCTATATCCAGCAACATTATGAACTGGATCAAACATGGGTTCGATTGTATCTAATTCAAAGTTTGTTGGTTCTGTATCTGTTTCTGCCCAAGCTATTGATCCAAAAGGATCTTTGATATTACGAACAAGAATATCTGTTGGTCTGTAATGAGTTCCATCTAAAGACTTGTAAATGTTTTCATTTGTTCTCATATTTATTTTTAAATCAAACTCAAGAAATTTTTCTGTAGTAAGTTGAGTTCTCATTTGAGACTGAGGATTTTCTTTAATAGCGGAACAATTGATTGTCCTGTCCAAGGACCATGACCTAGCAAATTCACCAAAATTGTTTTGCGTTTTGCTGGCATAATAGATATCTGCTGTCATTGGATAAAAAAGATTATTAAGGTTTCCTTGCGGTAACATTAAATCACCCCAGGAATTATTTTATTCTTATATCCTGCAAGAATTTTATCAGCAATCATGTTGCCTGTTCCAGTTGTGGTGCCTTTTCCAAACTTAACTTTAAATTCATTATTATCAAACTCTTCAATATACCTGTTCATATATCTCATATTGTCATTGGCAATGTCCTGCATAATAAGCTCGCAGGCTTCTTGTATGTCTCCTGGAATAACTTGATATCCAAAATCGGCATCTACCAAATAATCATATCCGCTAAAGAAGTCTGTATCAAGGTATCTATCTCTCCAGACATATTTGTATTCCATTTTATTTACTGGAGACACAGAGGTTACAATAGAAGTACCATCTGTGCTAATTTTGTAGTCGTCTAAATCTACATCTTGATAGTCATAAATTAAAACTCCATTTTCATACATGTAATAGAGATTGACAATCTTTTCATCCATGGGTAGATAGTCCATGCCCATACCGTAAACTTCTTTTTGCTTGCGAACAAAATTAAATCTTCCAGAAACCTCAGACTCAATGATCTTCCTTGCGACTCTTTCTATTTGAATTGCTTGTGCTGTTGTAATTCCCAATTTAGTTTTTACATCGGTAATATCGCAGTATGGTTTTACAACATCTATTCCGTCTGTAATGACATTCGCACTAGCAGATGTTAGAACACTTGCTTTTAAAGTGCCTGTATAAGTTAGGTATCGACTATCAAGATTAAAGGTAACTATTTTTGATGAGCTTGATGTGGCACTTGTTGAATATGTGTCAGCAGTAGTCAAATCTTGATAAGATAGAATATACAGAGTAGAAGCGTCTGGAACAGAAAAAGAGGCTTCTACTGCTGTTGTTTCTGGAAGTCTAAGAGTCTCCATTCATTACTCTCCAAAGGCATTTGCCACTTCTTCGGGAGTAGCCATTCTAACCTTGTTGGAGATAGCAAGCCATTCTTTTGCGTCTGCTGCGCTAACTACATTGTAGCCCTTTGCTAGTCTTCCATAAGCTGGATGAGAAAGCTTTCCTTCAGAAAATACTGCAACCTGAGAAGGTTCCTCTTTCTTTGGCTCCTTCTTTTCTGCTGGCTTAGTTGTTTTCTTTACTGCAGAAGTGGTTTTTTTAGAAGTGGTCTTTTTGGGTGTAGCAGGCTTTGTCTCTTCTGTTTTTTCTACAACAGATTCTTCCTTTTCTACAACTTTTTTAGAAACATATCCCTTGTCAAAAGGGCTTTTGATAACATTGTCTTCCATTGTAATCCTCCTTTGTTAATTATACCATTAGAAATGCTTTGGAGGGGAGTCCGTGTTAGACTCCCCTCCTCTGCGTGTGTTGCGTGTGACTTCAGAGATTACTTGCTGCCGTAGGCAACTGCGTCTGTCTCTTCGATCTGAACACCAAAGCGAACGAATACTGTGTACTCTACTGTGTCCTTCTTTGGCTTGAACTCGCGGTGGACTGTAACATCTCTCTGGAATCCCCAGATACGATTCTCTGGGAATGTGAGTGAGACATAATCATCGGGGAGGTATGGAACCTCAACGATTGGAAGTCCGAGAACGCGGTACTGTAGTGGAGCACCAACGACCTGTGGTACAGATCCATCAACAATCCGCTCAACGATACGCTCGCTGGAGAAGTTACCAGTCTGAGCGAGGCTGTTGAGTAGTGAAGATAGAGTTGGTGAACCAGCGTAGAACTTCATGGCTGAACGTGAACCACGGTACTTTCTTGGCATTGCAAGAATAATATCCTGTAGATCCTGTACTGTCCATGTGCTACCACTTGAGGTTACAGCAGCGGCCTGATTGCCACCAGCTGTCTCCTTTGCGTGGAAGCCCTCCATGATGCTAAGGAACGCATTTGTTCCAGAGCCTGTTCCGTTGATAGCTAGATCCTCTAGATCGTTAGCGAATGCACGGGTCATTGTGCGAACCAAGTGGTCCTCTAGACCTGCACCTTCGATGTTATCCTCTAGAGCTTCAGTTGAAACCTCCCAATCCAAACGGATCTTCTTGGTGGTAACCTCAACCTTAGTGAAAGCAACATCAGCGTTTGTGTAACTTGCATCAGCCTGTGCTGCTGCACGGATTACACGCTCGCCAACGTTTAGCTTCTCTAGCTCTGCAGTGTTGGAACGCATTGTTACTCTGCGACCATCTTGTGCTAGTACCTGCTGCTCCCAAATGTATTCGATGAACTGGCGAGACTGCTCAGGATTGAGAATACCGCCATCATCGGTTGTGCTGCCAACAACACCGAGGTCACCAGCGGCTGGGTTTGTTACGCCCCCAATACCACCAGAAACTACTGAGCCTGTTGCAGCTGCCTTCTCTAGGATTTCGTCTGACATTTTTTATTTCACCTCCTATTTATTTACCGATATAAGTCAGCGGCTTTGAGGAAACGACCGCCCCACATCGACTTTTCAGTTGTATTTTCTTCCTGCACGATCCCGCCAAGATCGCCAGACTTGCGAACGGCTGTGTCAGCTTCTACAGCATCAACACGCCCTTCAAACTCTGTTACATTGCCTTTTACAGTTGTTACTTCCTCTTGTACGCCGTCTAGAGATTTCTTCATCTCTGCGACCTGCTCTGCAATGCCCTTAACTACTGCAGCTAGATCTCCTAGTGAATCTGCAACAGAATCCTTGATCTCGCTAACAGCCTTTGCCAAGTCATCTGTGCTGCCTTCTTCATTAGGAGTTGTGGACTTTTCGACTACCTCTTCAGTTGTGGCTTCCTCTGTCTCTTCTGCCTTTTCTACTGTCTCTTCGGCAGAGTCCTCAACAGCGTCCTCTGACTTCTCTACAGCTTCAGCATCTTCTGCTGCATCCTCTGCTTTCTCTACAACTTCTTCTGTTGTCTCTTCAGCAGGCTCTTCAACAGTCTCTGCTTCTACTGCAGCGTCCTCTGACTTCTCAATTGGAGCAGCCTCTTCTGAAGACTTTCTATTTAGAATTCCCACGTTATTTCCCTCCTTTTCAATATTTTCGTCAGCAATTGACTTGGCTATGTCTTCGTCAATCGCCTCATTTTTATCAGATTGTGAATCTGAAACCTTTTCAAATGATGTAATCAAAGATTTTACAACTTCGGATTTATTTACATCGTTACTCTCTACAAAACCAATGTTTGTCATGTGCTTGCTGCACTCTGGGCAACTGTAGTCTGACTTATCACTTAAGATAACATTGTCACTAGTTGGACACCAGTATACGTTTTCAAGGTAGTTCTTTTCTACCTTTTCTTCTGTAGCATTAAACTTTTGTACAGAGATAATATTAGAGTCTGGATTTGCTGGATTATCAACAAGAGAAAGCTCATAAAGATCATAATCTTTGATTACCCGAACGGGCTTATCAATTTGCTTGTTATACATTTCTTCTGAGTCATTGATGCTTCCACCAATTGAGAATCCAGTAAGAATACCCTCATTAATTTTATGCCAGGTATCTTCTGCGCCCTTTGAAACATAAACGTCTACATAAATACCGTTGTAAAACTGATCAGTATTTTTGTCAAAATATTTATCCTGCTTAAATGAAACGACCTTGCCTACGGCAAGTGGGGTATGCTGCTCACGAACGTTTCCACGGAATGCATCAAAGGCTTTTGCTGATGCGTCAGCATTTACGATATCGCCCTGCTTATCAATGCTATCTGTTGTAGCCCACCCTGAGACAATTCTTCTTTCCTTGTCTACTTTTTGAATGGGCATTCTAACGGAAATGTTATTCCCGTCTGTGCTCCAATAAGCTTTTTCAAAAATAGTCATTTCAAACCCATTATATACTATGTTTATAGTATTTTATCACAATTTTATAAAATTATGCAGTTGTTCTACCTTCTCCGCCTGGATTTCTTCCAGTTTCTGTTGCGGAGGAGTCGGTAGCGTTATTCTGTCGTTCTGTATCTCTTTGTCTATTTCCTGAAATTTGTGTTCGTGCTTCTGCTCTTTGCTGTGCCGTTAGTTCAACTGGTGACTGACCACCATCGCGTACAGGCATTCCCATTCTTTGTCTTACCTCATTTGGAACAATAACCTGTGTCTTAAGATATCTTTCGTCAATTTGACTTTGTGTATTTTCATCTGTTAATGTAAATTCGTTTAATTTAAAATTAAACATGTCTGTTTTTTCTTTTACTATCTTGTTAATTACCTTTTCTAAAGTTCTTTGTGCTGGTCTAGCAACCTGCTCTTTGAATGTACGATCTGATGCTAGTGCAGCAGCGATAGACATTCCTTGACCACCGCCAACTTTTGATATTGGTGTTTGATG